CTCCAGCGATCAGGCGTCTGTCGTACAGCAGCTGGCCCGATGTGCTGATCGAGTGGGGCGAGTACACACCGGAGGTGACGCATGTCAGCCTGGGCAAGGCGAGCAATGACCAGGTGGATCGCTATGATCGGATGATGGGCTGGGTGCTGCTGCTGCCGGAGGCCTCTGATCGTAACCTGCTGTGGGCTGCGGCACACTCCGCTGCGTTCAGAAGTCGCGGGCCTGCCTGGGCCAAGCTGGCCAGACTGATGCACTGTGATCGGCGGACGGTTAAGCGGAAGTATGAGCAGGCGCTGATGAATTTGTATTACTTTCTAAAATGCAAAAAAACTTTTTAGCTTTTTTACGGTTGCCTAATGTATCGAAAACAGAGTTTAGTTTTGTATTCTGTACGGTCTTTGACTGCCGTGCTGATATTTATCCTGTTTAGCTCCTGTCTCGCGTACCTCCCTGATCCAAACTGCGGGGCAGGAGCGACTTCATTTTGAGGCGTGTTATGGCCGGTAAACTTTCAAAGACAAAGATGCAGCTGGTCTGCGATGAACTTGCGAAAGGCAAAAGCCTGCGCTCGATCTGCGACAGGTCGGACAAGCTGCCGCACTGGGTGACTGTGCTGCAGGCTGTTCAGCGTGATGAAGATCTGCATGAGATGTATACCAGGTCGAGAGCGATTGGTGCCGAGATACTGGCTGACGAAATGCTGGATCTCAGTCGGCAGTCACTTGATGGCTTTGATAAACAGATGGCCAATGCCGAAGTGCAGAGACGCAGGGTTGAGATAGACACATTGAAGTTCTGCTTTGCCAGGATGCAGCCTCGGGGCATACGCAACAAGGTGGAGGACACAACGCAGGTCGGCAACATTACGATCAGTTGGGGCGGTGGCCAGGATGATACTGTGATGCAGCCGGTTCAGACTGAGAGTGCAGACAACGTTGTCCAGCTGGTGGAGACGAGCTGATGCCGAAGAAAAAGAAGAGGACTGTTGCGATGGGTTCACGCCGCAGGCAGGTTGCTGCCAATCGTAAGGCGACACGCAAGCGGCTGACGCGCAAGAGCTACTGATGCACGGAGCTGACTAAAGCGATGGCTAAAAGGAATTACCAGGCTGAGTATGCAGCTGAGACGCCTTTCCGCAGGAAGACAAGAGCTGCCCGAAACCGTGCTCGGCTCAAGCTGAAGAACAAAGGTATTGTGAGCGTTGGTGACGGCAAAGACGTGGATCATGTGAACAGTAATCCGATGGACAATTCACCTGGTAATCTCAGAGCGGTCAGCCGATCGAGCAACCTGGCTCGCAAGCGCAAGCGCCTGCTCCAAGGGTGAGGGCTGGTAGACAAATTCACGTTCACGCGTAAGTCATTGATATTAAACAGTTATTCAGAACGTTAAATCAAGTAGGGTTCTATGGATATGATCACGATACTATTGTTGCTGCTCGGTATTCTATGATCGATTGGCGTGAAGCTTCGATTGGTTTCACTATCATCGTTGTGTTTGCGCTGCTGGTCTTCTGGCTGTGGTGATGTATGCGAAGCTGTACTGTGTGTAGATGTCTCTTCAATCGGAGTGATGAAGGATGGCATGGCAAGTTCGGAGAGACACATGTGCATTTGTGTGGTGGCTGTTGGGACAGCATGGTTGAGACTGTGGTGGACTACTTCGATGGACACGTTGGTAAGGGAGAGTAGCCGTGTGTGTGTAGGCCAGGCCAGCATAGCAGCTCGCGCAAGAGGACCGCAGAAAATCGACACCATGCCTGGAAGTTTTTAATTTTATTGTGAATGGTTTGTGAATGAGAGCCGCAAACCCAAGGTGACTATGGGCTGACCCCCTGCTTCAATATCTGCTGCGGGCGCCGGAACGAGATTCCTGGGATCGACACACCCCCCGTACCCCCCAGGATCAGGGCGCGTGCTCTAATAGCGTATATACTCAACGATTGAACCTTAGGAGCCTCTCTGAATGGAATGCTGGCACTGCGGCGAGGAGCTGATCTGGGGCGGAGATCACGATGTAACCGAAGAGAGTGAAGACTACCAGATGGAGACTAATCTGAGCTGTCCGGCCTGCAAAAGCTTTTACCTGGTGCATTTACCTAAAGACCCCGCATGACTGAGATACAGCTACCCTACACGCCCCGTCCTCTGCAGGCAGATCTGCACAAGCAGCTGGAGGCCCACAGATGGTCCGTAGTGGTTTGTCACCGAAGATGGGGTAAAACGGTATGCCTTTTAAATCATCTACTCAGGGCAGCGATACAGTGCCAGAAACGCAGCCCGAGGTTCCACTATCTGACGGCCAGCTATCGTATGGCCAAGCAGGTGAGTTGGGATTATGTACATCAGTTTGCTGAAAAGATACCAGGCGTAAAATTTAACGAAACGGAACTCAGGTGCGATCTGCCCAACGGTGCCCGCATCCAGTTACTTGGAGGTGAAGACGAATCCAGGTTGAGAGGAATGTATTCTGACGGGATTGTCATTGATGAAATGGGCATCCTCTCGGAGACTATTTTTACCGAGGTGATCAGGCCTATGCTGGTGGATCGGCCAGGCAGCTGGTGCTGTATGATCGGAACGCCCCAGGGACACAACCTGTTCTACGATTATTGGCAGGCGGCATCTGATGATCCTGATTGGTATCGGGTGATGTACAAGGCCTCGGAGACGGGAATTATTCCGCAGGCTGAACTGGACGCCGCCAGGGGATCGATGAACAACGATGCGTACCGGCAGGAGTTCGAGTGCAGTTTCGAGGCGGCAACGCCTGGCTCGGTTTACGGCAGGGAAATGCAGGAGATTGAGGAAAAGGGACAGATCACCCATGTGCCGTATGATACTGGGCATCGGGTAGACACACATTTTGACCTGGGGATTAATGATGCGACGAGCGTTATTTTCACCCAGACGGTAGGCCGTGCGTTACACGCAATCGATTATTTTGAAGCAAGGAACGAGGGTCTACCTTTTTATGCGAGGATGCTCGATGAAAAAGGCTATCTCTACGGCAGACACCATGCCCCGCACGATATTGAAGTGCGTGAACTCGGCACTGGGAAGAGCCGCCGCGAAATTGCGTATGACCTGGGCATCAATTTTGAAGTGGGTCCGAAGCTTCCGATAGAGGATGGGATACATGCGGCCAAGATGCAGCTGCCGAAAACCTGGTTCGATAAAGAGAACTGTCACCAGCTGCTGGAAGCCCTCCGGTTTTACCATCGGGTTTATGACCCCAAGAACCGGATGTTTCGATCCCGGCCCAAACATGACTGGTCGTCCCATGCAGCAGACTGCTGGCGTTATTGCAGCGTTGCACAGCGATCCGCACCGGATAACGGCGTACCCCCGCAGATTTTAGCGGAAAGTAATTACAACCCCCTGGAGTCCAGGATATGAGTTTTTTGTCACCGAGAGTATCGACACCGCCGG